GACGGAGCCGGGCGCCGAGCTCGGCAGCGACGGGGATATCTATCTCATGTATTCGGAGTGAGGTGCGGGCATGGCATGGTCACAGACAGCGCCGGAGCTGCCAAGCGGCAGCGCTTGGGAGCAGGAAAAAAGCGTTTCGGGAGCAGCGAACCATTGGAGCCTTTCCGGAAAGCTCTACATCGCCCGTCTGAACGGCAGGCAGTTTGCAGTTAAAGCCGAGCTGACGAGCGGCAACGGCAGCTACGGCACTTATTACCCGCCGGAGAAATGGAAGCTTCGGTGTGACATCGGCAGCGTTACCGGAACGGAGGACACGTCCTTCGGCGTCTCAAAAGGAACGACAACGTTCTATTTCGTCGGAGAAGCCGGAGAAGGCGTAACGATCACCGCAAATGTCGGCGGTGTTGACATCCCGGTCGCCACGCAAACCGCGACCTTTGCCGCCCCCGCGCTGCTCGGCTCGACGCTTTATTTCAAGGTCGGCGGGACGTGGAAGCAGGCGACGCTGTACCGCAAGGGCGGCACTTGGAAAAATGCGCTGGCAGAATTCAAAGCAGGAGGAACATGGAAATGAACGGTATAGACGTTTCCGAGCATCAGGGCGATTTCGATTTCACCACGTACAAAGATGGCTTTGTCATCATCCGCGGCGGCTACGGCATCCGAAATGCCGACAAATGGGCGGAGCGCAACATTGCCAAATGCGACGCGCTCGGTATCCCGTGGGGCATCTACTGGTACAGCTATGCGCTGAATGTGCAGACGGCTAAATTGGAGGCGGAGCGGTGTCTGCGCTTTCTCAATGGCCGGAAGCCCCGTCTCGGCGTGTGGTTCGACATGGAGGACGCGGACGGGTACAAGCAGACGAACGGCTTCCCGTCTAACGAGACGATCACCGCGATGTGCAAGACCTTCTGCGCGGCTATGGAAGAGGCCGGGAACAGGACTGGTGTGTACGCGAATCTCGACTGGTTTGAAAACCGCATCGGGGACACGGGGTATGACAAATGGATCGCGGCGTGGGGATGGAACGACGGGGAGCATTATCCCGATCTGTCTGGGAAATGCATCTTTCACCAGTACCGCGGGGAGCCACTTGACCTTGATATCATGCACGTCCCGCTTTCGTATTTTGACGATGGCGCGGCGGGCGGAGCCGAGCCACGCCCCTACGAAAAGGACGGGGAATGCGTAAGCGTCTCGGCGATGGCGCAGGAGGTGCTTGACGGGAAGTGGGGCAACGGCGAGGAGCGAAAGCAGAAGCTCGGCACGTGGTTTTACGATCTCGTGCAGGGCGAAGTAAACCGTATCCTCGGAGTAAAGTAGGAGAAATAAATGGAAATCATAAAGACAATCATCACCGCGTGCGGCGGGGCTGCCGTTGCTGGCATCTTCTCGCTGATCCTCGCCAACCGTAAGAGCAAAAGCGAGATCGTGAAGCGTTTGGACGCCTTAGACGGTAAGCTCGTAAAGCACATCGAGGACGACGCTGCGTGCCGCGCGGACGAGGCGCGAAGCCGCATCCTCCGCTTCGGCGATGAGGTGCGGCAGGGCGTCTTGCACACCGCCGAGCATTGGGCGGACGTTCTCCGGGACGTTGACCGATACGAGGACTACTGCTCCGGCCACCCGCTATACGAAAACAACCGCGCCGCAAACACCATTCAGCATCTTAACTGCGTCTACGCGGGCCATCTAAAGAAAAACGATTTTTTGAAGTAAGGAGAATTTGCAATGAACGAGATTATCACTACCTACGGCATGGAAATCATCAAGTACATCATCCTCGCCATCTGCGGCATTGCCGCGTCTTACGCCGCGAAGCAGTATGAAAAGTATGTCAATACCGATACCAAGCGCAAGGTAGCGGCAACTACCGTTGCGTACATTGAACAGGTGTATAAGGATATCCACGGCGACGAGAAGATGTCCCGCGCCATGGCTGTCGCTGCCTCCATGCTCGAACAGAAGGGCATCAAAACCACGGAGGACGAGCTTAAGGTGCTTCTCGAAGCTGCCGTTAAGGAAATGAACGATAAGTTCAAAGCCGCCTGACGGCAACAAAAATTTTGTAAACCGACACTGCGGAATCATGAAAGAATCCGTAAAAATATTCTGCCGCATCAATGGCGTCGAGGCGTCTGAACGCCTCGCAGAGACACTTTTTAACGCATACATGGAGAGTGTAGCCAATGACGACAGAGAGCCTCCTACGGAGTTTAACAACGCCAGGGACAAAGATTAAGCTGCAATTCCCGCGCGAGCTACGCGAACAGTTTGAGCGGGACTGCGGCTTTACCGACGAAGAATTAAAAATCTTCCGCCTGCGGGCAAAGGGCATGAGCGTTTTGCAAATTTCTTTCGCCATGCAGACGGATACGGAACTGTACGGCACAGAGAAAGTCGAGCGCCGTATACGGGCGATCAAGGACAAGATCGCCGCTGCAATCGAATGATGGGTTTTTGACGGATTATTGAGGGCTAACCGATGGGTTAGCCCTCTTTTTTTATGCGACAATGGGGGCAGAAAGGACGTGAAGAAATGGAAAACTACTACCAGCAGCCACAGCAGTTTTACGGCGGATATCAGCGACCGCAGCCCGTGCAGCAGATTGCTCCCGGATACGTCTGCAAGCCGGTCACTAGCCGCGAAGAGGCTATTGCCACAAGCACGGACTACTTTTCTCTCGGCGTCGTAATGCCGGACATCGGGCACGGCATGATCTACCTGAAACGTTTTAACCAGCAGACAGGGGCTTCCGACTTCTTTGATTTCAAGCTTTTCACCCCGGAACAAACTCCGGCTGTAGAGTACGCGACGAAAGCCGACCTTGACGCTCTGCGGGCGGAGCTGACAGCGAAAAAGCGCCGGAGGGTAGAAGACGATGATGAATAATCTTATTTTCAATTTGATAAGCCTCGCCCGTACCGGCGGAAACCAGATGACGCTAATACAGCAGATGGCTGGACGCGATCCGCGAGCGCAACAGGCGCTAAAGATGGTTCAGGGCAAGACGCCCGACCAGCTCCGGCAGATGGCGGAGAACATGGCGAAAGAACGCGGAACGACCGTGGAGGAAATCGCCAAAAGTCTTGGGCTTAAATAAACATTCTCCTATCAGTTCCGGCATCTTGATTAAAAGCCGCTTCTCGAATGCAGCCGGGAGGCGCGCGCCCGGATGTAAATAAACTGATAGGAGCTTTTTTCTATGGCAGACGATTTTATGAACGGCTTTCTTGCCGGGCAGGGCGACAATAACCGAGGCGGTCTTTTCGGCGGCGACGGTTGGTGGGCTATCATCATCTTTGCGCTGATTTTCGGATGGGGCAACGGCGGCTATGGCTTCGGCGGCGGCAATTCCGGCGGTGTAACCGATGGCTATGTCCTTGCCTCCGACTTTGCTAACGTTGAGCGCAAGATCGACGCGGTGAACAACGGCGTTTGTGACGGCTTCTACGCGATGAACACTGGAATGCTTAACGGCTTTGCCGGTGTGACGCAGGCCGTGACGAGCGGCTTCTCTGCGGCGGAGCTTGCCCGATGCAATCAGCAGGCGGCGCTCATGCAGCAGCTCAACGCCATGCAGATGCAGAATCAGAACTGCTGCTGCGAGAACCGGCAGGCTATCGCACAGGTGCGATATGACATGGCGACGCAGGCGTGCGATACCCGGAACACCATCCAGAATGTTGCCCGTGACATCACGGACAACCAGAACGCCGGAACCCGTGCTATCCTCGACTTCCTCACGCAGAGCAAGATCCAGACCCTTGAGGCGGACAATCAGGCGCTGCGGCTTGCCGCTTCGCAGAGCGCACAGAACGCGACGCTCATCAATGCGCTGCGACCGTCCCCCGTCCCTGCGTATCAGGTGCAGAACCCTTACTGCTGCAACCAGAACACCTGCTGCGGGTGCTGAAAATGTGATCGGGGCGGGAAATCCCGCCCCTGAAAGGAGTTTATAATGGCTTGCAAACCCGTTTGTCAGCTTTGCAAAAGGCTGATTCTTAGCCAAGCGATCACGTTTACCGGCGGGAATCTTGTTGTCAATCTCCCAGATGGCAACTATTCCAACGGAGAAAAATACTGCATCGTTCTGGCACAGAGCATCCCAACGACGGCGACGATTAACGCGCCGGTTGTGTTCACCATTGGCGCGGGAACGGCGCAGTTCCCGCTGACGAATCGATGCTGCGCTCCCGTAACTGCGTGTGGTGTGCGGACTCGGACGAAGTACAGCACGATTGTAGTCACCAACGCCACGGGCGGCACGTTCCGAATGATCGGGAAACCGTGCTGCTCGCCGAGCAATGATCTTACCGCCATTAACGCGGAGACAGGAGCTACGACATGAGAGCGGACAGAATCAGACGCATCCGAGACTACCAGATACAGAATAACCGTGACTACGAGCCGCAGGAAAGATACCGCGACAGCCGAGGCCGCGAGCATTACAACAACGGGCGCTATGCCCCACGCAATGACTACCGCGACGAATACACGGACTACTACGACGACCGCCGCCGAATCGGATTTTCCTATGAGCCGCGTATGGGCGAGAGCTACGGCGGAGAGTATGACCGCGGCTATGCCGGAGGG